TCACTTTTAGTCATTGGAGAAGAATCTAAAAACTGAGTACACACAGGACGATTCTTTTCATCCCGTGGACCTATGTAATCATATAACTGATTCTCAGGCAAATCAGCAGACATCTGCATGATAATAGCACGTTCATAATTCGATAACTGAGTGCCGATTACATTGTCGAGCCGTGGAATAGTGGATTTGATGTTTGTTTTGATCAATGCAGACATTTCCGATCTGCCTAGTCCACTTGAAATACCTTGTGCCATACTTGCTTGCATATTAGCCGCTACATACCTACTCAGGCTCTCAATGTTGAGTCGTTGGATGTTTTGTAAGGCGATGAGTTGTTGCTCACTTGTAGCCCCAAAAAACGGCAAAGAACTGAGAATGTCTTCCGTTGCAGCCAAATAGGCGTTATGTCCGGCAGCGAAGCCCAACTCCTCAATAAAATAGGTCGCAAAGTCAATCGCAGCGATAATAGCCAGTATCTCTTCTGTTGAGAGGCCGTCATCTTCTAGATCCTGGATATCTTGAACAAATTCTTCAGTGACTTGTTCAATTTGCAATCCATATGCTTCAACTGCTTGGTCTATTGTCATTGGTTAGTATATTTAATAATCTGTTCTGCGGTGCTGGTTCGCTTTGCTGACTTTGCTGCATCTCTGAAAATTTCTGCTTATCAGACTCACTCGCATCCGGGTTATGGTAATCAAACCAATCTTCAGGTGATGCAAGGCCACGATCAAATCTCCATGACCAAAGCATGATCTCACTCTCTGGAGTTAATGCATAATTAGGCTCTAAGAAATCAACACTATAGTCATCACCTACATTGACATTGGCTTCTACTTGTAAGATTGCTTTATCCACTTCGTATCTACGATGCTCCCATGGCCGCCATGTGTCTTCTGTCATGGCACTGCGTTCATCCATGTTTTCCATTTCGATTATAGAAAGACTTGCAGCACTGGGTGCATTTCCTGAATCATCTCTAGCATACTTGGCACGGATATGGTTGTTATTCAATGTGGATTCAACTAAGAATCTTGTTGCTTCGATAATCTGTGATAATGATCCACCAGCATTGGTTACACCGAAATTAGCTCCTTCAGGAAGATATAAAATTTTGTCGGTTCCTACAGAGATCCGTGATGCATCATCCACACCACTGATGAACTTGATTCCCATTGCTCCGTATCGGATCGCAATCTCCAATTCAAGGATGGCTACATTCACTGCTAAATCAGTCTGCGCTACATCCATTGCATTACCAACACTATAATCTCTGATCGGTGGATAGCGGTGAGAGAATGTAACTGGAAGGATGCCATATGGGTTCACATCGCCTTCATTCACCGATACCTTGTTCCCATGCTCATCCAAGAGATAATGGCTCTCATGGGTCCATACCGCATGTAGCGGAGCATCCATTCTGGCATTACCTTGATATTCGATGGGATAACATACGCCCACTGGCTTATCTCTAGAGTTGCCAGCTAAAAATAATGGCTCGAAATGACTCAGGATCTCGTATTCAATCTTTCCTGTCATTTCGTTCCACACACTACGGAATGCCATATTACCAAGTAAAAATGTTAAACGCTCCAGCATACGGCGCTGTGCATTCAAACTATGCTTGTCAATCAGAGAAATATATGACTCACTAGAGCGCATCCTGGGTGGCCTCTTGTAGGTCATCGAGCGAAGAGAACATACTCGCCTAGTGAGATTGTTCTGCGGGATCACTGCTTGCCTCAGAGTTTCTGCGCCAAAGTAGTTCGAAACATAATTCTCCAGATTGATTCCTTCATACCAATCCATCAAATAATCACGTTCTCTTACATGCTCATCTTCTATGTATCTTAATTTGTTTTTAAGCGCATCTTGTACCGCGCCCTGACTTAGATCTGGAATCGTTAGCATATCTATAATTACAGCCAATCGATGACACCCGCAGAACGGGAGCGCATCGGAAAGAGATTAGTGAGTAGAAATCTTAATGAATCGCAATGGTGGTCAAACTTGCCATCCTTTTGCGGTTCGTGGCGCAGTGCGCTGTTCTCGCGATGCTCCGGGTAGTGGTAATTCTCGTATGCCTGAATGCTTTCCTTACACTTGGGATTAATATAGAAATGCGTGTCTCCGGCTGCATCTTCAAACCACCTTCGTACATGTGATACACCAGATACTACGTTCCTGGTGATGGCATCTCTTCTGATATTGACCTTGAGACCATGCTGCCTGAATACCGCTATATCACTAATGCCACTCTGAAGATTAGTACCAGAACCCGCTGGATCTCCCCATATGCCGGTGAATGTGTATGGCATTGCCTTCATCTTCTTGGCAAAGTCTTCTGTTTTGACATTCTTTAAACTTAATTCGTCAATCTGGTGTATGTCGGCAAAGCCCTTGCGCTCGTTGTGGAGCTGGACAACCACTGCTGCGGCGTGGCGATATCCGAAATCCAATCCACAGTACACTGGCTTGGCTGGGTCGTACTTAACTGTGTCGGTAACTTGTCTGAATCTGTCCATCGGATAAACTTTTCCAGAATAGCTCTGGAATTCGCACATGATCTCTTGTAAATATGTCTCACGGGTCAGTGTCCTCTCTAGTTCTTTAACATCATCTTTGAAATACGGCGATAAGGTGCTTGGAAATCTCCAGGATTCCCATTCTGGGAACTCTGGGCTTTGTCCAAACTCATAAAGCTTGTGCAAGTAGTTGAAGCCACGGGGAGTAGATAGAAACAATGCCCAACCTTGCCTGTCTGCCAAAGTGGGTCGGAGATACATCTCAAAAGTTCTTCGTGGAATCAAACTGGCCTCATCAATTATCAAATAGTCAATTCCTTCCCCGATCAAACTTTCTTGGTTCTCCGCACTCTTTACAGATAACTCACTATTGAGTCCAGCCATCTTCATGTAATACAAATCACCGGATACTTCCTTCTTGGATGCAATGGGCAACTTGAGTTGAGTCATTACTATCCGCTTTACCTCTCTGGCGATTTTATTCGCTAAATTGTAATTGGGACCTACTATCCAGCCACGCGTGTTGGGAGTTAATAGCCAAGGGAGTACCTCGTGAGCAGCAGACCAGGATTTCCCAGATCTTCTCCCCATGAGACATACTCGAAAACGCTTGGTACTGCTATGATATGCCAGTTGCTGTGGAGTCGGGTTGTACCCCAAATGATTCCAAAGCTTCTGCTTGTTCACTATTTGTTTTATCAACCGGATTTTCCTCGAAGCCGCATTCTTTTAGCACTGTTTCAAGATTGCCTGTCATGTCAATCGCTGTCTTATCACTCATGCCTAAGTAATTCTTAGCCATGAAGATCTGCATTGCGATGGAGTTGTTCTCCATGGCGCTAGTCCACATTGCTCGTCTCAAAGAGAATTTCATCTCTTCTTTGCCAGATTCTACCTTGGCTTTGAAACGCTTGCGTATGGTGGATTCGTCACACTCGAAATACTTACCGATTTCAACATAAGAGCAACCGAAAGATGCGAGCATCTTGATTTGATCCGGGTCGATTTTGTCGTTTTTCTTACTCATCACTATTACCTGAATCGATTACATCACGGATCTTGATTAGAGTTCGCCGCCAGTATTCCTTGCACGAACTATCTGTTACGCCTACGACTTCTGCTATCTCTGGAAAGGTGTGATCAAGGCAACGGAGTTTGAAGACTTGCAGTTCTCGCGGTGAGAGCAAGTCGTAAAACTGGTGTGCGGATAATTGGAGCCATCGGAGTGGTGGTGAGATAAGCCCAGATCGGAATACTACCATCTTTTCTAGGTAATCATCAGCTTGGTCCATCGCATCAAGGAGTCGTTCAGCATCCGCATCGGTGATTGTGTGCCATTGACTTTCTTCCATAAAAGCACATTAAGTTACATATGTAAATGTGTTGCCAAAAATGGATAAAAAAATTCTATGAGACGGTAAGTGGGACAGGCCCAGGTCTGCCTTGGTGTACCCGAGGAAATTGTCCTGGAATGGATAAACTATCCATTGCGTTTGTGACGAGAGAAGCGCGGCCTGGGATAAATTGAGATAAATCAAGAGCTGCTAAAGATTCCGCCGGCCTCTCTTTTGGATCCACTTTGACAGCGTTTTTCTATTTATT